AGCCGAAGAAGAAATTGAAGAAAGTGCCGAAGAAGAAATTGAAGAAGGCATGATGGACGAAGTCGAGATGGAAGAAGAGTCCGACATGAACATGGAAGCCGATGAGCATGACGATGATGAAATGGGCGGCGACGCACAAGACAAATTCATCAGCGATGTCGAAATTGACAAAGGCGACGACATGGGCGGCGACGAGCCAGCTACCAAAGACGACATCATGGATCTTGAAGACAAATTGGACCAATTGATGGCCGAATTTGAAGATATCATGGGCGGTAACGACATGGACGACGGCGACGGTTTTGGTCCTGATGAAGGCGGTGACGCCATTGAAATGGACGACACCAGCGAAATGACACCAGGCATGATGGAAGCTGTCACACTCAAAGCAGCCCCAAAGCCAGTGACTTCTGAAGAAGGCAGCGTGAATAAAAAGTCTGTTGCACCAGCAAACGCCGGCGCAAAAGGCCCAATCGGCAACAGCGTGAAACCTGTGCATGCCGGCGGCGAAATGGGCGGGCACCACGACAGTGCTGCTTACAGAAACACAACCAAAGATCTGATCGGCCAAGTGGGCAACACACCTGCTATGAGCAAAGGACAACAACTACGTCCAGCTAACAAGCCACATCTAGGTCAAGCCTCTGGTGTGAATACCAAGAGCCCAGTTGCACGTGGATAATTGATGAAATACCTAAGAGAACAATTGACTTTCAACCAAGCTGGGATCCAGATTCTTGAGGAATCTGGCCCAGATGGCACTGGAAAACATCTGTACCTCAAAGGTATCTGCATCGAAGGCGACAAACGCAACGCCAACGACAGAATCTATCCCTTGTACGAAATTAAAAAAGCAGTTGAAACCATCAACACTCAAATACGTGACGGAAATTCAGTATTAGGTGAAGTGGACCACCCAGAAGATCTCAAGATCAATCTGGACCGAGTTTGCCACAGCGTGGAAGGCATGTGGATGGACGGGACTGCTGGTTGCGGAAAATTAAAAATTCTCCCAACCCCAATGGGAGAATTGATCAAGACCTTGCTGACATCCGGCGTGAAACTGGGAGTTTCCAGCCGTGGCAGTGGCAATGTTGATGATAGAACAGGACATGTAAGTGACTTTGAAATAGTCACTATAGATGTGGTTGCCCAACCCAGTGCTCCAAATGCTTATCCCACAGCAATCTATGAAAGTCTCATGAACATGAAGTACGGACATAGACTGCTAGAGGTAGCACGTGAAGCTGGGCAAGACAACAAAGTGCAGAGGTATTTGAAAAGCGAAGTTGTAAAGCTGATCAAAGAACTCAAAATCTAAGGAGAATCTACTAATGTTAGATGCAATCAAACCATTGCTAGATAGCAACTTGATCACCGAGGAAACTCGTCAAGAGATTAATGAAGCCTGGGAAACCAAGCTGAATGAAGCTCGTGAGCAAGCTCGTGCAGAACTACGTGAAGAGTTCGCACAACGCTATGAGCACGATAAGTCGGTAATGGTGGAAGCCCTAGATCGTATGGTTACAGATGGTCTCACCGCAGAAGTCAAAGCAATCGCTGCTGAAAAGCAAGCTATCGCCGAAGACCGCGTCAAGTTCCACGGCAAGATGAAAGAGTCAGCCACAAAGTTCAACAACTTTATGGTTACCAAACTTGCTGAAGAAATTGGCGAACTGCGCAAGGACCGCAAGCAGCACAATGAAGGCCTAGAAAAACTAGAGAACTTCGTGGTGCATGCATTGGCCCGTGAAATTCAAGAATTCGCACAAGACAAGCGTGATGTCGTTGAGACAAAAGTACGTCTGGTGCGCGAAGCACGTGGAAAACTTGAGCAATTGAAAGCACGTTTCATCAAAGAAAGTGCTGAAAAAATGTCTCAATCTGTTAGCCGTCATCTCAAGGCTGAACTTACACAACTACACGAAGACATCAAGGTTGCTCGCGAGAACAATTTTGGACGTCGTATCTTTGAAGCATACGCTGCTGAATTTGGTGCAACTCATCTCAATGAGAAAGCCGAAGTCCGCAAGTTGTACGATCTAATGGATCGCAAAGATCGTCAGTTGGCGGAAGCCATCAATCTCGGTCGCAAGGCGAAAGTCTTGATCGAGAACAAGGAACGCGAAGTGCGTATGTTAAAAGAATCCAATGAGCGTGAAAGCACATTGGAGATGCTGTTGGCTCCTCTCAACCGGGAAAAAGCAGAAACCATGCGTAATTTGCTCGAAAGCGTACAAACAGCTCGTCTGAAAAATGCTTTTGAAAAATATCTACCAGCAGTGTTGGAAGACAGATCCGTGAAAACCTCTAAAGTTATCACAGAACAAGTCACCGCAGTAACTGGTAATAAAACTGTACCAAATGTTCCACAAGAAGAACGCAGCAATGTGATCGACTTGAAGCGTTTGGCAGGATTATAATCATTTAATAAAGGAGACTTAAATGTCACAAGAACTATTAGAGAGCCGCTGGGGCGAAACCAAAGAAGCCCTGCTCGAAGGTCTTAACGGATCTAAGCGCAATAGCATGGGTGTTATCCTTGAAAACACTCGCAAGTACCTGAAAGAAAATGCAACAGCAGGTTCTACAGGCGCTGGCAACATCGCCACACTGAACCGTGTGATTCTGCCAGTTATCCGTCGTGTGATGCCAACCGTTATCGCTAACGAATTGGTCGGCGTTCAGCCCATGACTGGTCCTGTTGGTCAGATCCACACCCTGCGTGTGCGTTATGCCCAGAGCTTGACTGACACTTCCGCTGCTGCAACTAGCGTTTCAGCTGGCCAAGAAGCGTTGAGCCCATTCACAATCGCTACTGCATATTCTACAGTTCCTCAAGCTACTGCTACTGCTACCAACTACACCGGTGGCGCTACAGCAGTGATGGAAGGTACTGGCGGTAAGCAGATTTCTGTTCAGATCCTGAAGCAAGCCGTTGAAGCTCGCACACGCAAGTTGCAAGCTCGTTGGACCTTTGAATCTGCACAAGACGCACAAGCCATGCACGGTATTGACGTTGAAGCAGAAATCATGGCTGCTCTGGCACAAGAAATTACAGCTGAAATTGACCAAGAGATCCTGTTGTCTCTGCGTTCGTTGGCAGCTACTGAGTTCACATACAACCAAGCTACCGTTTCTGGTACTGCTACATTCGTTGGTGACGAACACGCTGCTCTGGCTGTTCTTATCAACCGTGTTGCTAACCTGATCGCCCAACGCACACGTCGTGGCGCTGGTAACTACGCTGTTGTTAGCTCTGCCGCATTGACCGTGTTGCAAAGTGCAACCACAAGCGCATTTGCTCGTACCACAGAAGGTACTTTTGAAGCACCTACCAACACCAAGTTTGTTGGCACACTGAACGGCGCTATGCGTGTGTTCGTTGACAGCTATGCCAGCGATACCACTCCTGTGCTGGTTGGTTACAAAGGTTCTTCCGAAGCTGACGCTCCAGCATTCTACTGCCCATACATTCCATTGATGAGCAGCGGTGTTGTTCTGGATCCAAGCACCTTCGAACCAGTCGTGTCGTTCATGACACGTTATGGTTACATCGAATTGACCAACACCGCAAGCAGCTTCGGCAATGCTGGCGACTACGTTGGTGAGATCGCTGTGTCTAACCTTTCGTTCTCCTAATCCGAGAATCTCCCAGGGATGGGAAGGCAAAGAACCTGCTTCGGCAGGTTTTTTGTTGGCTATATAAACGCATGATATATCATTTAAATCCAGCAAGATACTACACCAACAGAACATATCTTACACAATGGTTTGATCAAGACACATTGGTGATCACTGACAATGATTTTGAAAACGTGACTGAGACCCAAGAATTATTGAACACTCATCCATTGCAAAATCGTGTGTTAGATAACACACACAATCCGTACCCAGACAACAAAGTACAAATCAAAATCAATCCAACACTGACCAACAATTTTGATTATTGGTATCATCCTGTGCCAGGCATGCATTTTTTTCCGTTGTTTCTATGGATGTTCAGCCTGCGTACAAATCTCTGGTGGCAAGGTTTCAGCATGGATTCGGGCAGCAACAAGACTCAAGAGATCATGTGTTTAAATCACAAACCTAGACCTTATCGAGTTTGGTTGTTTGAGCAGTTCCAACGCAAGAATCTACTTGATCGTGTGATGTACACTTTTCCGGGGTATCGTAATTTACCTGGTGAAATTCCCGACGACACTAGAGCCGACGCCGGAGTTGATCATGTGGTTTATGATCAGTACGCTGTGAATATTGTGACCGAAACTTCTATCGATCTTTCTTATCTCAGTGAGAAAACTTGCAAACCATTTATAGCTAGGCAGATTCCTGTGATCGTGTCTTGTACCGGTGCCAATCAATTTCTCACTGACCTTGGATTAGACATGTTTGAAGACATTGTTCCTTGGCCTACCTGGGACAGCGAACCTGATGACAATATCCGCATGAATAGAATAGTTGAATTTGTAGAACATTGGATTGTGTCGGGCACCGTGTTAGACGACTATCGTCGAGTGATTAGCAGAGTTCAACGAAACAAACAATATTTTCACAGCGAAAAATTTAGAGATCTTATCATGTGTCAGATGACATTTAAAAAATAAATAAATCATACCAATTGGACACCATCATGAAAATAAATGAAATTGCACCTAGACGTCTTGACGAAGCCAATCCAATAATCACACCAACTGTGAAATATGTTGGTCCGTATTTTGACAAAGCAGCAGCCGCAGCAGCCAAGGCTTTTGGCGCAGGCAAAGGAGCAGCTCAAGCAGAATTAGGTGGTATAAAAGCCTCAGGCGGCCAATTGTCAGACGCAGAAAAAGCAGCACTTGGAATAGTTCCACCACAAAGATCAGAATTACCAGCAGTCTTTAGGCGTCGTGGTGATCCAGGATTTGACACAACCAGCAGAGATGCTGATTTGTTCAACCGCAACTTACCAAATTATTTGCAGGATATGCCGCCTGCCCAGATAGATATAAAAGCCCCTGCTGCACCAAAACCAAAACCCAAAGCAGACACATCTGCGTTTGACAAAGAAGTGCGCAGCAGACATGATATGAATCCCAACATGCCTAACAAAGGCAAACCCAGTGCAGAAGCCGATGCTTATGCAGCTGAAAAAGCAGCACAGGCGGAAAGAACCGCAGCTGAAAGAACAGCGGCTGCAGAAAAAGCAGCGGCAGCGGAAAGACAAGCAGCTGAACCAGCAGCTGGTGCTGAAACCTCAGCAGCCACTGAACCAGCAGCCACTGGCGGTAGGCAAGTCAGACCACGCCGCCCTGGACAAGGATCTGCACCAGTGGCACCACCGGGATATGAATTATATCCAGCAGGACATGTGGATAATCTAATTACTAATTTACGTCCTGGTCCAGGAGTACAGGATACTGCCAAAAAATCCAGCTGGCCTTGGGCAGCAGGGGCATTAGGAACCGCTCTTGGATACACAGGAGGCATGGCAGGAATCAATGCAATGAATCCTGATGCTGGGCTTGATTTAGTTGATCCGACAGCTTATGTAAGAAAAGGACCTGAAAAAGTTTTGTCTGTAAAACCCTTGCCGCCGGGAGAACGCATTCAAAAAGTAACAGAACCAGAGACCGAAAGAAGTAAAGCTTCGTCTAACTCGTCAACAGAGACTCCTGCACCAGCACCTGTATCACCTGCTGTTAAATCTAAGTCAGCTGATGAAATTCCTGACGACGATCCTAGGGTACAAGAACTCATGCGGCAATTAGAAAAAAATGGAAAACTAGATGAATCAACTGCGGCGTTAACCCGCATGGTGTATCTATCTAGACTTTGAACCAAGACAGATACTGAGTGATCTTCTTGGTCACACTGGTCCAGTCTCCCATGGTTGGCTGTCTGAACAGTCTAGCTGTGGAGTACCAAGGACTGGAATCTCTGTTCAACAACCAACGCCAGTCTGTGGCATAAGCGTTTAACATGATCCAAGCTGGTCGGCCAAGCGCACCAGCTAGGTGTGATACTGCACTATCAACACCTATGACCACATCCATGTGCATGATCAATGCCGCGGTCTCTGCAAAACTCACAATGCTGCCAGGATATCTGGTCACTCCAGCATCAGCCAATGCTTGTTCTTCATCTTCTGTGGCATCTATCTGTAGGTTGATCCACTCGTACTGAGGATTAGCACGGATCATGTCCAGGATAACCGGAAACGGCACACCTTTGTGACGATTGAGCCAGGCATCTCTGCGGCCGCTCCAACTGATGCCCACACGCATGCGTTTCTTTGGACCCAGTCGTTCAAGCCAGTCTTTTACCAATGCAGGCTGTGCAGTGAGATAACTCTGTATCTTGGGTATGGTATCCACGGTGATGCCCAAGATACCAGGCAAGCTCATGATAGGAATCCAGTAATCAAACTCACCCATGTCAGTGGTATAACTGCCAACCTGTTGCACAATGCTGCTGGTGCTCATCACAGGAATCAGCCCGTCGGTCACTTGCAATTTGATACGAGCACCCATCACATGCAAGTTGTACAAGAAGCGAACAAACTGTATGCAATCGCCGTGCCCTTGCTCGCCCACAACCAATATGGTCTTGTCTCGAAGATCTTCGCCACGCCAACGAGGTTGTTGATACTTGGGTTCTGTGCCAGCTAGATGTTCGTAGTTCCATCTTGATTCGTATGCCGGCCATCCTTGAGCGTAGTTGCCCATCAACAGATAACTCACAGCTAGGTTGAACTGTGCTGTGACATTGTTGGGTTCCAACACCAACGAGTGCTGTAGGAATGGGATGGCTCTATCTGGATACCCCATCTCACGCTGCACATTGCCATAGTTGTTGAATGCCGCTGCTGATTCTGGATCTTGCACAAATGCCATGGCATAGCATTGCAATGCCTGGGCAGGGTTGTCGTTGGCTCTATGTTGGTTGCCTGCTTCGATAAGGTCGTTTGTTGTCATGGGATATTTAATAAAAACCGCTGTGCGGTATCAAATTTTAGCAGGTAGCTAAATACAAGTCAACTATGTACGCGATAATGCGTCTTATGCAGCAACCACTGCGTAGTGGCTAGAACCCACATTGGGCTTCTTTAAGGAGAAAAAAATGGGAAGAGCTCTAAAAATTCAAAAAACAAACACTGGGTCAGGCACATCGGTTTCCGGTTCAGTGACAAGCTACAATCAAAACGTCTTGACAGACGCAGGTTTTCCAAACTTTGGTAGCTTGACCAATCCAGCATACAACACACCAGTTCAAACACTGAACGACACAGAATTCTTAGGTGTGGTCGGCGGCAGCGACACAGACAGTACAGCCAGCACAACATTTCCAGAAATTGCTGCGGTTGCCAATGTATCTCTTGCTAACGGTACAAACACCACTTATGGTGCTGCTAGAATCGTGCGCCAAAAAGGTTCGCACAAGTTCTTGGTGACCTACACAGCCAGCTCTACTTCAGCCGGCAGTTTCATTGTTGGCCAAGCATACAAGATTCTCAGCGTGGGCAACACTGACTGGAATGCAGTGGGCCATGGCGAAGGTAATGCAGCCGCTGGTGATGAATTCACTGCCACTGCTGCTGGATCAGGAACAGGCACAGCATATCCAATGGGGCAATGTGTATTGTCCAACACAGCTACTCCAGCAGCCGGTTATATGAGCATTGCGTTCTCCACCGGTGATAGTTCTGCTGTTTATGCCAGCTACATCACCAACAAGTGGGTGCGTGACTGGAATGGTATGACTTATGGCAACTATTCAGACAGTAATTTAGGTGTGAATACTTACACCAGTGAAGATCAATA